AAGATTCTTGTCTATGATCCTGTTACTTTACAAGCAGAACCAAATTTTTTACCACATTAAAGATGTGGAATTCTTGAAACGCAAGTTTCGAGAGGATGCACCTTGTGTTTTCGCTCCACTCGCCTTAGAACACATACTTGATATGACTAATTGGTGTTCAAAGAAAAACGAGCTTGCTCTTGGCACCTATCTTTCTGCCTCTGCTGCTGTGTTAGAGTTGTACCATCATCCTGAAGATATTTTTCACATTGGAAGAACTAAGATTAATGCTGCTCTTATTAAGCATAATCTGAAGCCCATAAATATCTCATATCTTGAACTATATGCACGATTTGTGAATATGGGAAAAGATACTCCTGTTACTTATTGGATGCCAGGCTATATGTCGGATCCACTTGCTCTCAATGCTGGCCCTATGGCTTTTGAAAAAGCTCCAGTTGAGGCGCTCATTGAAGTGTCTACTCAAGGTGGTGTTTCTTTTACGCCACTAAAGAGCCTATCTAAAGATGGTAAGTGTGTTCTTGAAACTCTTACCAAGATTGCTGTTGGTCCCAGAATTAAAGGGATTAAGAAACAATCTGCTGATGCCAATGCCCAGATGGCCTGTTCTGGTAATTTTCGCCAACCTGTCAAACCTACTATTGATGAAGGTATGCGACGAGAAGCTGAGTTGGATGAACTTTATCCAGCTTTAGCCCATCTTTATGCGGATCAAACTCGCAAAAGAGGAAGACGTCATTTAGGTTCTTTACCCCCGGTCCGTCCAGATTCTGGAATTAAGAAATTCTGGACTTGGTTTAAATCTGATCTTGAGAAGAGCCGTTGCACAAGATGGACATTTTATTTCTTGTGTTTTTGGGTTTCTTTTTGGGCAACTTTCTTCATTGGAGTTGCAGTGATGCCGATCTCTCAATTGACTTCCCAAGGTGCTGTACCTAATCAGGTGGCACATTTTCGACCTTTCCGCATTACTAATAATGCAGGATATCGTGACCGTTCTGAAGTCTTTGCTCAAATGAATAAAGGCCCTGGTTACGAGGAGTTTCAGAAGGATGATAATCCCGAAGAAAAAGCTCCGCCCACCAAAGAAGCTAAGACAAAAAGTAGTGGTGGGATTATTTCTGGGATATTTCGCGCTGCTTCAGGCATTGCGAGTGTTATCTCTTTCTTCCCGGTGATAGGAAGCATTGCCTCTATAATGTCACCAATTTTTAAAGCTGGTTCGCTTGTAGCTGCTTATTTTGGCTATGACTATCCAGTCAATATCTCGACTATAAATCAGATGCGTATTGCTCAAACATCTGGTTTTGCTCTTATGAAAGGTCTTGATACTGTTGATCAAATTTCTTGCGATCCTGCAAACCTTGTCTCTTCGGAGCACAATTTTTTCTGTGAGAAAATTGGTCCTGCTCATAATTTTTCGTTGTATAGATTGCGTCCTGCAATTATTTTACATGCAACGTTTAATTCTTCCAACTTACAGAATGGCCTTATTTGGTCATTACCTGTTTTGCCTACCTATATGGCTAACAATAATGGAGTCACAATTTTTACACTCCATCCTGTTGGCAATTACGCTAGTTTTTTCCGTTACTGGCGTGGCTCTATGAAATATATGATTATGTTTACGACAAGTCGTTTTGTTTCGGCCCGAATTCGTATTGAATGGCATCCTAACTTTAGTACAGTTGGACTTACAACATCTAATGACACTGGTGATATAGTGTCTCTTACTGTAGATGTTAATGGTGATACTGATGTTCCGTTTATGGTCCCTTGGCTCAAAGACACACCTTATCTACCAATAGTTGCCCCTGATGTCGCGACCACCGCTGGTGACAATAGTACCAACGGTTGGATTTGTATGACTGTGGTTAATCCCCCAGTCGCAAGTGACACAACCTTTTCTACAACCATCCATTGTATCGTTTGGATGTCTGGTGGAGAGGATTTTGAATGTTCTAGACCCACAGAATTGTTCCCTGGATTTGAATTTAGTCCAGTTGCTAATTTTCCTTTGAAGAAGGAGGATAAGAATAATAATGGTGTTGGTCCATTTAGAAGGCAACGTGGTTTCGATGTTCATGCTCAAATGTCCAAACAAGCCACAACTCAATCGCAATTTATGCAGACTTTTAAGCCTCTTGCTCCCTGTGATCAAACAGTGGTGAAGCATATATTGCAAGGTGAAACAGTTCAAAGTTTTGTTGATTTGTTCCACAGATATACGAAAATTAAGCAAGCTGGTGTCTCTGCACAGTTTGATAAATTTACGTCCAGTGCTTGGGATCTTAATACCAATAACTGGGGACAATGGAACCAAATGCTCTGTTCTTTTCTATTGCATCGCGGTCCTATTCGCTACAAGGTGATCCAAACTGATTCTCTACGAAATGTTCACTCATATATTTCGAATTGGATTTTTAATCCTCTGAATCAATTGGAACAATATAATTACCCACCTGAAAGACTGGGAATGACATTTAATGATCATTCTTTCCGTAACACCAATGAAACAGAGGTGCCTTTCTATGGGATTTATCCATTCATTTGCTTCATGTCTGAGAATGAGCGTTTTGAATGGCCTGGCATGCAATACACTGTCCAAACTTCCGATAATAATTTCTCTCATCAGTATGATGTTTATGCAGCTACTGGAGATACTTATACCATGGGTGTGCCTATAGCACCTGGTTTTATCGGTTATAGTTCTTTGAAAGCCAAAGGCAAAGATGTCAAGGCTCAAATGAAACAAGACAATCACGGTCTTGAAGAAAGAAAGGTTGTGCAAACTGAGATACAAGAGAGTACACAACTTACTTCCTTTCGTGATACTGTTGGTGTGAAAAGTGAGTCTCATGCTCTTATTTCGCCTATACATAGAAACACCA